AGTACTCAACAGAGTGCTCTTATTAGTGTTGTTACTGGTGCTATGACGGGTGCTTTTGCTGTATGGTTAAATAACGAAAAATGATCGGTCAGATTTTAGGAGCAGTAGGTGGACTAGCAACTACATACCTTGATGGTAAAGTAGCTGTACAGAAAGCTAATGCTGAGATTAAAGTAAAGCAAGCTACTGGTGAAATAGACTGGGATCTAGCTGCAATACAAGCTACACAGAATAGCTGGAAAGATGAGTGGATTACTTTACTTTTTTCTATTCCGTTAATTTTAGCGTTTTGTGGAGATTGGGGTAATAACATTGTGCAAGCGGGTTTTGCTGCACTAGAAACTATGCCAGCGTGGTATCAGTATAGCCTTGGCGGTATTGTAAGTGCCAGCATCGGTATTCGTTCTGTAAGTAAATTCTTTGGGAAAAAGTAATGGCATTTAAATTAAGCAGTAGAAGTTTAAAGAAACTAGAAGGTGTAGATGAAGGTATTGTATCAGTAGTTAAAGATGCTATTGGTATTACTAAAGTAGACTTTGGTGTTACCTTTGGGCTACGTACACTAGAAGAACAAAAGAAACTGTACGAATCTGGTAGATCACAGACTATGAAGTCTAAGCATCTTGAAGGTCGTGCTGTAGATCTAGTTGCATACTTTGGTTCTGACATTTCTTGGGAACTCAATGTCTATGATGACATCTGTGATGCTATGGCTGAAGCCGCTAGAAAGAATGATGTAGCAATTAAATGGGGTGCTGCATGGAGTGAAGGAGACATTCGACAGTATGCAGGTACTGCAGAAGATGCAATGAATGCATATGTAGATCTCCGTAGGTCACAATCCCGTAGACCATTTATTGATGCCCCACATTTTGAGATGATGTAATGGCTAGAGAATTAACAGAACGCCAACAAAAGTTTCTTGCGGTCCTTATGGATGAGGCAGGTGGCGATGTTACTATGGCTAAGAAACTTGCTGGGTACTCTGAGAATACTTCTAACACTGAGATTACAAATAGTCTTAAAGAAGAAATTATTGACGTAACACATAGCTACTTAGCACGTAATGTACCCAAAGCTGCAATGGCTATGGTTAGTGCGCTATACGATCCTACTGAGCTAGGTATTCGTGATAAGATGACAGCAGCTAAAGAGCTACTTGATCGTACTGGTTTAGTTAAAACTGAGAAGATGCAAGTAGAAGCTAAGGGTGGTGTAATGCTTATGCCAGCCAAGCAAACACAGGATGACGATGACTAAGCCATTAGGACAATGGAAACTACCACAACCGACAGACCTACAAGAAGATAACGAATGGGTTCCTATTCCACGTGTAGCACGTACCGTACCCTTTGGATATGAAATAGATCCAGACGATACTGGAATCCTCTTGCCAATTGAACACGAACTTGATATGCTTGTAAAAGCCAAGAAGTACTTAAAGCAGTACTCTTATCGTGAGGTAGCCAACTGGCTGACTAGAAACACTGGCAGAACTATATCTCATGTAGGATTAAAGAAACGGTTAGATAATGAGCGACGAAGAAAAAACAAAGCTGGAAGCCTACGCAGATGGGCAGACTATGCGAAAAAGGCAATCGCCAAAGCGGAAGAACTTGAAAACAACCGCATCGGGGCGAAAGAGCAAGAAAACCAAGAAACAAACGCAGCCTGAACCAGCAAAGATAATAGTGGATGACCTTGCTCCCGTAGAAGAGCAGCATAACATTATCTTCAAACCTAATGCTGGACCGCAGACAAACTTTCTAGCAGCAGGTGAGCGTGAGGTTCTATACGGTGGCTCTGCAGGTGGGGGTAAGTCATACGCTATGTTGGCTGACCCATTACGGTTTATGGGCCATCCAGCCTTCTCAGGATTGCTCCTACGGCATACTACAGAAGAACTAAGAGAACTTATCTTTAAGTCACAGGAAATGTATCCTAAGATCTGGCCCGGTATTAAGTGGTCTGAACGTAAGATGCAATGGACTGCACCATCGGGTGCCAGACTGTGGATGTCTTACTTAGATAAAGAAGATGACGTATTACGCTATCAAGGTTTGGCATTTAGTTGGATAGGCTTTGATGAACTTACTCAGTGGCCTACTCCCTTTGCTTGGAACTACATGAGGAGTCGCTTGAGATCTACAGCAAATGATTTGCCTGTGTATATGAGAGCTACTACTAACCCCGGAGGTAGAGGCCATCATTGGGTTAAAAAAATGTTTATTGATCCTGCTCCGCATAATAGAGCGTTTGATGCAACAGACATTGAAACAACTGAAGTATTACGTTATCCTGCTGGACACGAGAAAGCTGGTAAACCTTTATTCAAACGTAGGTTTATACCTGCCCGTCTTTCCGATAATCCTTACTTAGCTGCACAAGGTGACTACGAGGCAATGCTTCTGTCTTTACCTGAACAACAACGTAGGCAATTACTAGATGGTGACTGGGATATTAAAGAAGGTGCAGCCTTTACAGAGTTCGACAGAAACATACATGTAGTTGAACCTTTTCGTATACCAAGTAACTGGGTAAAGTTTAGAGCATGTGATTATGGATACGGAAGTAAATCAGGAGTAGTTTGGTTTGCGGTATCTCCTAATGAACAATTAATTGTATACAGAGAATTATACGTAGGTAAAGTACTAGCTGCAGACTTAGCAGATATGGTATTGGATTTAGAGGCTGAAGATGGAAATATTAAGTATGGCGTTCTTGATAGTTCTTTATGGCACAAGCGTGGTGATACTGGCCCATCATTGGCTGAACAAATGATTCAACGTGGATGTCGATGGCGTCCATCTGATAGATCTAAAGGCTCACGTGTAGCTGGTAAGAATGAAATACATAGGCGGCTACAGGTAGATGAATTTACGGAAGAGCCTCGTATGGTCTTTTTTAATAGTTGTACTAATATGGTTGCTCAACTACCAGCCTTGCCCATCGACAAAAGAAACCCAGAAGATATTGACACTACCTCCGAAGATCACTTGTACGATGCTTTGCGATATGGTATCATGTCCAGACCACGGTTTAGTATATTTGACTACGATCCAAATGGAAGGCCACAGGGTGGTATGCGAGTAGCAGATGCTACCTTTGGTTATTAAGGAAAAATAAATGGCAGAAGAAAACGAAGGTTTTATTGAAGACGATGCTATCATACTAGCAGATAGTGACGATTCAACTATTGACGATGCAGATACTTCTAAAATAATTCCATTTATTATGGAAAAATATAATCGTGCAGATGACTACAGACAACAGGATGAAGATCGTTGGTTACAAGCCTATAGAAACTACAGAGGTTTGTACGGTCCAGATGTACAATTTACTGAAGCAGAAAAGTCTAGAGTATTTATTAAAGTAACTAAAACTAAAACGTTGGCTGCTTACGGCCAGATCGTTGACGTATTATTTGCTAGTCAAAAGTTTCCTCTTACTGTAGACCCTACAGAATTACCAGACGGTGTAGTTGCCGATGTAAACTTTGATCCTAAAGAACCAGAACAATTAAAACAATCTGGTATGGATGACCCAGTAAGTCCCTATGGTTTTGCAGGTGATGGCATGGAGCTTCCCGCAGGTGCTACTGTTAAAACTCTTTCTGATAGTTTAGGACCATTAAAAAATAAACTACAAGATATTGACGGTGTGCGTGAAGGTGTAGGTAAAACTCCTACAGCAATTACTTTTAGTCCTGCAATGATTGCGGCTAAAATGATGCAAAAGAAAATACACGATCAACTAGAGGAGTCTAGTGCCAGTAAACATTTACGTAGTACTGCATTTGAAATGGCATTATTTGGTACGGGTATTATGAAAGGCCCGTTTGCTGTAGATAAAGAGTATCCTAACTGGGGTGACGATGGAGAGTATTCTCCTATGATGAAAACAATACCTCAAGTATCACATGTATCTGTATGGAATTTTTACCCAGATCCAGACGCAAACAATATGGAAGAAGCTCAGTTTGTTATTGAGCGTCATAAAATGTCACGTACTCAACTACGTAACTTAAAACGCAGACCACACTTCCGTTCTAATGTAATTGAAGAAGCAGTACAGCTTGGAGAAAACTATAATAAAGAATCGTGGGAAGATGATTTAGCTGACTATGCACCAGAGCATGGCGTAGAGCGTTATGAAGTTCTTGAATATTGGGGTATGGTAGATACCGATATGTTAGAAGAACAGGGTGTAGACATTCCAGAAGAATTAACAGAAGTAGAAGAGCTACAAGCTAACGTCTGGATTTGTAACGGTAAACTACTTCGCATGGTACTTAACCCATTTAAACCAGCTAAGATTCCTTACATGGCTGCACCATATGAGCTTAACCCTTACTCATTCTTTGGTGTAGGTATTGCAGAAAATATGGATGACACACAAACATTAATGAATGGCTTTATGCGAATGGCTGTTGACAATGCTGTATTATCTGGTAATCTTTTAATTGAGGTTGATGAAACTAACTTAGTGCCGGGTCAAGATCTATCTGTATACCCCGGCAAAGTATTTAGACGCCAAGGTGGAGCACCGGGGCAAGCTATCTTTGGCACAAAGTTTCCTAATGTTGCTGCAGAAAACTTACAATTATTTGATAAAGCAAGGGTACTAGCAGATGAGTCAACTGGATTTCCATCTTTCGCTCATGGTCAAACAGGGGTCAGTGGTGTGGGTCGTACTGCTTCTGGCATTTCTATGCTTATGGGTGCCGCACAAGGCGGTATAAAGAATGTAATTAAAAACGTAGACGATTACTTACTACGTCCACTAGGCGAAGGTCTATTTAGATTTAATATGCAGTTTGACTTTGATCCAACAATCAAAGGTGATCTAGAGGTTAAGGCACGTGGTACTGAAAGTCTTATGGCTAACGAGGTACGCAGTCAACGCCTTATGCAGTTTATGCAAATATCGTCTAGTCCTGCGCTTGCACCTTTTGCTAAGTTTCAGTACATTATTCGTGAGATTGCAAAGTCTTTAGAGTTAGATCCAGATAAAGTAACTAACAACATGGATGAAGCGGCTATTCAAGCAGAGCTAATGAAAGGCTTTCAACAAGAGCAGCCAGCACCAGCAGGTGCTAATCCAGCAGATCCAACGGGTGCAGGTGGCGGTACAATAGGTACAGGCCAAGCACCAACCCCTCAAGAACAAGGATTCAGTGGCAATGAACAAGGAGCACCTCAACAAGCTCAAGGGGCTGGTCAACAACCACCAGCAGTGGGAACAGTTCAGTAATTACTTAGACGAATTAATAGCACAGCAGCATCGTTCTATGGAACAAACAGATAATGATAAAGTTATGTATAGGTCACAGGGCGCTATATATCAGTTACGTAGATTAAAATTACTTAGAGATGAAGTATTAAAGCATGACGGATAAAGTAGGTACTAAAACAGGCAAACAAACACAGGCAGGTAGAGATGTATATGTAACTCCTGAAGGTGAGAATGTGTCTGAAAAATCTACTACATTTAAGTACAAAGGTAAGTGGATAAATGTACCTAGTATACATGATGGACGTAGATATGATGATGATACGCTAAGACTTATGCTAGAAGCTGAAATTATTGAACCTACTAGTTCTCACAAAAATAGAGAAGATGCAGAAAAAGCTGCAAAAGCACGTAGCGATAATTTAAAATTTAACAAAGGTGGAACCCCAATGAAAGATCAAATGGAACTTTTTGAAGATGGCGGTCTTAAAGATGAGGGCGGCATGGTAGATGAAGAATCTGGTAATGAAGTTCCTGTTGGTGGAACACGTAAAGGTGTTCGTGATGATGTACCTGCTATGGTAAGCGAAGGTGAGTTTGTATTTCCTGAAGATGTTACAAGATACATTGGACTAGACAAGTTAATGCAAATGCGTCAAAGTGCTAAAATGGGATTAAAACGTATGGAAGCTATGGGTCAAATGGGAAATAGTGATGAAGCTACTATGCCTGATGATATGCCTTTTGGTGTAGCCGATCTTGTTATTGTTTCTGATGATACAGGAGAAGAGTTAGAAATGCAGGAAGGTGGTTTTGTAACATCTACATCTTCTTACAGAACTGCTCCACAACAGCCTGTGTATACTGCACCGCCTACTAGCCCGACGGCACCACCAGCTACCGTTTCTACTACACGTAGATTAACTCCTGAATTAGAACGCCCAGCAAAAAGCTCTATTGATTTTAAAAAGTTAATGGGTGAAGCAAGCATTGAATACGTAGAATACAGGAATGAAGCTGGCAATAATATGATGATACCTCATATTGGCGGCGTTCCTATGTTTCCTATTCCTGAAGGGTACACACGTTATGAAGCATCTAATGAAGACTCTGTAGAAAATTCAGATACAGAAGAAGCTGAAGTCGTAAAAGAAACTAATAAAATTAGTAAAGATAGACCCGATAAAGATATTGCAGCAGAAATACAAGCAGAGTTTGATAAAGCTCCTCCCCCTATAAATTGGGGTACTTTAGATACAGATGAACTTATTAGTCAGACAGATGGTATAACAGGCATGGCTAGTAACATTGCTACTGCTGGTATGTTTTTGTTAGGGCCATTAGCGCCTTTAGGATTGGCTGCTATTAATCAACAAAATAGAGATGCTCTTGCCGCCATAACTGCACGAATAGCAGAAGGTAACTTATCTCCAGAAGACCTTGCGAAACTAACTGAACAACAAGGAATATTAGAAAAAAAATTAGGCACAGTAGGGTCTAGCATTATATCTAATATTGTAGACGGTATTTCAACTGCATTAGGTTTGTCGGAAACTATTACAGAAACAGCTAAGGCAAAAGTTGCAGAAAGCACTTCAGGTGTGCCTGCATCAGAAATACCTGAAGCTTCACCTAAACAAGTACAACCTGCAGAAACTGCTCCTACACCTGAAGAAATGTTAATGCAACAACCTGTTAAAGTTGCTTCTGCGCAAACAGGAGATCCAGAAGTTTTTTCCTATAGTCCTTCTGTAGTTGATATGAAAAGGCCAGATGTTCCGATAACTTTAGGTGGAGGAGATCCTGCATCTCCATCAACTACTTTTGCTACCACGCCTATAGATCCTTATGGAGTAGGTCAGCAAGGTGAATTTGCAGGAATAGAACCCCCAGCTATTCCAAGCGTAGTAAGTTTACCTCAAGCATCTCCACAAAAACAAACTGCTAAAGAATATAGTGATGATTTAAGATCGCAAGGAATTATACCTAGTATTGCCGACATGCAAGCAGCAGGATATACAGACACTGAAATTTCATCTGTTGGTCCTGCAAGTTCTCCTAACGCATTAAAGGTAACGATTGATAAACCTACACAAACAGAAGATGCATTTGGTATTGGTCAACAGGGTGAGTTTGCTATGCCTGCTCCTGTAACACCTACGGCTCCTGTAGCACCTACGGCTCCTGTAGCACCCATGGCTGCGGGACAGCAAGGTGCTGTAACGGCAACAACGCCTACAGGCTATGATGAAGCAGGATTAAATGTTGATCCTCGTAGACAACAAGGGCCAAAACAAGCTGAAGTCTTTCAAACACAAGAAGCTGAACGTATGGAAATTGAACGTCAACAAACATTAGCTGACACACAAAAACGTTTAGAAGAAAATAAAGAATTATTTGCGGATGCTGAAAAACGACTAGCAGAACAACTAGTAGTGTCTGCATCAGATATAAAAAATGCTAATGACGCTGCTGAAGCAAGATACAACAATGATATTGCTGCCATTCGTTCAGAACACACAAAACGAATAGATGATCTTATGAAAATAGGTATTCTAGACAGGGCTGCTGCAGAACGTAAAGCTTTAGAATTAGCAAAGGCTGAAGAAGAAGAAGCTAAAAGAAAGATGGAAGCAGAAAGAAAACGAATTGCAGACGCCAAAGCTAAAAGTGATGCCGAAGCAAAGAGAAGAGAAGAAGAAGATAAACGATATAAAGCATCTCTTGCTGCAACAGGTACAGCGAATAGA